TGCAGTTCCTGAAATTTCAACATCACTATCAGACTGAATCTTGATAGACCCACCTTCAAGAACTAATTCTTCAGTTGCAACAATTCTAATCGTTTTAGCAATAATCTGCCTCTCTGCTCCCTCAGTTTGTTCAATGTAATCACCAGAACACACAATAGACAGTGCTCTTTTTTCTTTAGTATCTGTCCCAAAATTAAAGGACAAGTCAACCCTATCCATGTAGTCTTGCTGACCACCCCATGCTTTGATGTTCAACTTACCACTGCCAGATCCCCTATTAGGATCTCTGACGCCAGTCATTAAAGTGATTGCTCCATCGCCATGAAAAGTCATAGCACCATCAGAATCCTTCGGACCATCAATGCATAGTGCTTGTGTAATCTTGTCTGGAAATTCCCTCTCGTAAATAGATGCTCGTGTCAGCCTTCCTTTTATGAGAGTATTTACAGTGAGACCACCCTGCTCCTGTATTTCATCAGGAGTGGTTTGTCTGAATATACCCTCGTTTTTGATTGTATCGTAAGTTTCCTTACTTGCCGCGCTTACTGGTAAAGACATGTTTTAGATCTCCTACGGACAATCAACGTAACGACCAGTGCCGATCTTAGTAGCACCGACTGTAGATAGTCCATCAGTGTCTAGACATACCAAAGATGGTAACAATCTTGCGCCAGCTCCACCACCACCAATAACTTTCACTTCTGGGAAGTCCTCAAATGTTCTCGTTCTATCCAACATTTTAGCACCAATAACAAATCCATCACTATTAATTATCGCTTCAGCAAGACCAGATTCCCCATTGATATAGATTTCTGGTTTATCTATGTACCCAATTCCTGGTTTGATCATGGTGAATGTATCAATGATACATCTCTTCCCTACATTCTTAGAGAGATTTTTCTTATATCCAAATCCAGGAGAAAGAACACGAATCTCTGTTACATATCCATCCTGATCTAAAAGTGCTGTTGCAGTTGCACCAAATCCACTACCACCAATGAATACAAATGGTGCTTCTGCCCATGGATCGCCAGGATTGCTAACAGGAATCTCAATGACTCCTCCATTGTCATCAGTAATGATGTCACCAACAATAATTTCTGGTTCTCTAAACTCTTGATAGAAGTTCTCTGGTTTATCGCCAATACCTCCATCAAAGTCTTCCAATGTCTGTTCATCTGCAGAAGTAATCAAAACCTCTGCAGAAGCACCAGTATTGATCAAAACAAACCTAAGAGTTTCTTCTTCTTCGACAACACCATCTTCTTCAATTCCAATTGTAACTGTTGCTTGATTACCAACAATAGTCAATTTTCCGTCAAGTTTGCCACCAATAATGTCTTGAGAACTGATATCTCTACCATCTAATCTATAATACAGAATAGTCCCATCAGGGACATTCCTTGTTCTAATAAAGAATTTGATAAATTCTCCTTCTTTGCAAACACTCTTATCAGATCTGACTTCGTATGTTTTTAGTCCAGATCCATCATCTACTAAGGTATCGTCATCAGTATCATCTGGTATGCCGTCACCGTCTCCGTCTTCAATAAAGACTTCATTGTCAAGAAGATCATCAATTCCTTTCTCTGGATTGACTGGAGTTCCTAAGTAAGGATCATATTCTTCTTCATCTTCGACTTGAGTGATTGTCCCTTGTCCAATGTTTTTCGAAAATACTGACTTAATTCCACTAGATTCTCTTGGTGTATTGAAATCTAGTTTAATATAGAAAGTCTCATTTTCCTCATCAATACTATCAACTAGAGTCTGAATCTCAATAGTTTTAGAAGTTTCTTTTGGTTGGAATCCCAGAACACCACTTTGTGGTAGGAAGTCATCATCTGCTGTAGCAGATCCTTGTGTCAGCGTCTTATATGTAACAGACGAAGCTTCATCAAGATATCCGTTTCGTGTAACGGTAAACGTAATAATACTACCTTCTACGCCACTGGGATCATCAATAGTATATACAATTTTTGGTTCCGCTGCAATCGTTCCATCTCCCCCTGGTAAGGGAACTCCTCCCGTAAATCCAACAGAAGTCGTCTCTAGTGGACTTCCAGTAAATGCATCCTCACATGTATATTGTGTGTAATCTGCAGGAGTATCTCCAAAAAGGTCATCGATACCATTCAAAAGATTATCCAAGAAATTATCATTCTTTTTATCTTTTGGTTTAGATTCACCATTGGTACAAACTTTCTTGTAGGTGCTACAAGTTCTATCAGGACCACTACAAGAAATTCCAAGTAATTTTAGAACGAAATTGATTGCTTGTCCAATAATGTTTAGAGGCGCTGCAACTAGACCAAGAATATCTTGTAGAGGTCCGAGAATTTTGTCAAGAAGTTCAGTAATCAATTGATTCATCTTGGAGATGATTCCATTAATAAGAGTATCAACTTGACATACTGCCATGCGGTAGATTTTGTTGACAAAGCTCATCAACACATTTGTCAACCAATCTTGCAGTCTCTTACCCAGATCTGCCATCTCACATCCAAGATTCTTCAGTGCATTATTGAAGAACTCTGTGACTGGTGTTAGAGCGTTTCCCTTATCATCAACTCTTAGTAATGCTTTTACTAATGCATCAACACCTTCCTGTAGAAGTTTTTTGATATACCCCTTTACTTTAGCAACAAATTCAGTAACGACAAGAGTTGCTTTATTAATATGTGTTCTTGCAGTAGCAATCGCGCTATTCAAACCACCAGTGACTTTATTGACGTAAAAGTCACCAATATTTCCACCACTACTCTGAATGTCAGCAAGTAATTGACCAATAATAGTCTCCATTTTTTGACCAAGGTTTGGGTCCTTACATTTCTCTGCTGTAAGTTGACACCATTTCTCTCTTTGAAGTCTTGCTGAAATTGCTGGTGCTAGTGGGATAGATTCTACACCATCAGCTCTGGTTTTACCAGTAGAGAGACCACTATTTGTACCCCTAGTTCCGTCTCTTGCTGTTCCTGGTGTAGTTTCTGTAGGTGGTGTTTCTGCTACATCAGCACCATCCTTATACGGTTCTACCTGATACTTTGCACTAGGTCCAGTGATGAACGTAGGTCTTGGTAATTTTGGTTGATAAAAGATCTTTGTAGCGCCAGGAGTGACGCCAATAGTACCCATAATCAGGGGTTTCTGCTTATCCTGATCTAGGTAAACACCAATGACCCAACAACCATCGGTCATCTGGTCTCCAGCACCAGCAACGTTCCCTGGCATAAAAGGAACGTTGGCGGGCATCATCACGCTTGCCCATGGCAATTTTTCAGATGGAAGAATAGCGGGATCCCCTGGGTGATCTCCAACTATTCTAACTCTGTGTCTATATCCACCTTTATTGCCTGGTTCGTCTTCTGCAGATTTTTCAATCTGTCCAACCCACCAATTAAATCCGTCATGTCCGACGCGGTTTGTTGGAATCAGACGTGATAATGCCTCGTCCATTCTTAGTTATCGTGCATTTTACACTCTGGAGCGCCTGGTTGTTGATCACAATAGAGTTCGAGTGGTGAAGGATCATGATGATCTCCTGCCTCAATCTCTTCTTTGTGATGCTCAACATATTCTTCTAAATCATGCAGTTCGCTTTCAATGTGACGACGCTGCTGAGGAGAAGTCGTTGGATTCTCCAAGATTTTCTTATCTTCTTCGATATGCTTTTCGATGCTTTCCATAGTAGTACCTCCTATAACGTATTTAGTTACCGTGTGATGATGCGTCGCCTTTCATTCCAAAAGAATCTCTAACAAGGTACAAAGTAGTAGCAAATTTGCCATTTGTCCCTTTGATTGCGTCATAATGATGAGATACAGATTTGATTAGATAAACTCCACTGCTCTCTCTATCAAATATTTCTTTACTTGCTTCTGCTTTTGGAAGTTTGCTCATCAATCTAATGTCAATTCTGTCACCCGCACAAATTCTGGGATTACCAGGGATCACAATTGAACATACTTGATTTTTGAGAATTTGATATCTGGCAAGTGATTGTGCCATGTAATACTTAGACCAGTCTGCAAACTTTGTTGGTTTGTCAGCCTTGTCTGATGGTTCTGGGGATGCCACTCCAGGTTCGTTATACCATAATTCATGATCAATCAACATAGACATAATTCTAGTCGGATATTCCGAAAGTTCTTTGTTTTGTACTGGAATTAAATCTAAAGATTCTTGACCACCTAAGTGTGCCATGTTGTCATATGCATTCTTCAAACTGTAGACATATTCTTCATACTGTCCCGTTGATACATTGAAAAATGTAATCAGAGAAGAATACTTTCCTTTTCTAAGAGACTCCATCATATTGATTTCACTAGCAAATTGTGCTTCCAGAATATTATATCTGGTGTCACCAGAACCCTCCACATTTCCTTGCTGTTCGATATATGGTCCCCAAGTTTCAACTCCCCACTTACTTCTGGTTTCTCTAAGTTTATCTGAGTAAAGTTTACTCTTAGAGTCAGCACATAGAGAATCAACAGCGAAGAAATTATATCCCCTAAAAGTTTCCCAGAAGAAAAATCCCCCAGATCCTTTTATTGGTTTTGCTGTTGTTTTTGGTGCAGTACCGCTAGATGATTTAGTTTTGTTCTGTCCATAGTCTCCCTTAGAACTTACACATTTTACTGCAATATCACCAATGATGTCAAATGGTCTCCTCATATTTCCTAGAAGTTGAACATCAAACAATGACTTCTCAGAATAAATTGGTTTCTTTGTTCCCAAATCTTTAGTCAAAAGTGTTCCCATGATAGCTTCTGGATTTCCAGACATGTTTCTAGGTACTCTAGTTAGTTCGTTCTGTAGTGCTTCTCCAGAAATCAAACTCATCGTATAGTATTGCTTATTCTGTCTTACAAATCTATTACTAATTTGCCAGATAACAAATTCATATTTGAATGCGTCAGTCTCATTAATACACTGCACATCGATTTGAACTCTTTCTCCACCTTTGATTGGTGGATTTGTTCCATTACCATTGAGCAAAGAAGCACTATCAAGAATCTCCAACTCTGCTGACACGAAAGGAGCAGTTACATCTTCGCCGTAGTTGAAACTTAGAACCAATGGTGTGAAAGGAATTTCTTTCCCCTTGTGGGGAAACAATATCGCTTTCAATAACTTGAATTCTGTGGGATTAGCAGGAGTATTCATGATTATACTAAACTCTTAAGATGCAATGTACTAGCAAACGTAAGTGATCCATGGTTTGCCATACCAGCAGTAGCAAGACCAGCAGCAAATCCTTCCATTCCAGATGATTGACCAGTAGTTCCCAGACTACCACTTTGAATTTGCGCTGCTAATGCCATCAAAGCAGCGGCTATTTGA